CTAATATATTAAAAGTATATAAAACTTGTTGTTTTCATCAACTTCACAACCAAAAGATATTTAAACTAATAATATAGAAGATAACTACAGAATATTATTCAATGCCGCCTAAAAATCATGTGCGGTATTTACTATGGTTCATCGAGGAAAACGCAGTGAAGAAGCAGAAAATCGTAGACGAGAAATTCGAGAGAAACGCCGAGAACTCCGCACATTAATCTTTACTACGAGCTTTAGAGACAGAGAGATGTCAGAAACTGTTTGTCGTATGCATGTTCATTTTGAAGGCTTAATCACAGATCTTGGGGATGTTTTACTTGACTCTCGCGGACGAGGCACATTTCAAACTGTTGGAGGTGACTTGACAAAATGAGGAGAGTGTATCAGTTCTTTCTCCTTCTATTCCTTGTAGGCTTTGTCTTAACTATCCTTTATGCTTTTGTTGATCCCGTTAGAGCATGGATGAAAGGCACTCTTGGACCACCCTTAACAGACGCATTCGGCGGCTTCGCAACCACAATAACATCGAACCCTCTCTGGACACAGTATATTACGCCTTTCCCAAATCAACTTATTCTAGGAGCCATATTAGTTGGTTTCCCAATCGCTTGGCTGTGGCACCGAAGCTTCAACAAGATTAGAACAACGTTTGTGCGAAGCGCGGCAAAAGAGGGAGCCTTATATCCTCTGCAGACTGAACCCGTATCTGCTCCTTCACAGCCAGTGCAACCAACCCCTATAACAAAAGAATCCACAAAAAAAGAATCAACCCCGGCTCCAGTAGAAAAAGAAACTACAGGAGAGGCTTAACATATCAAAACTCATTCCCCAAATCTTAAAAGACATCATCATGAAACCAGATAACTCGCTAAAACAATATGAAAAATACATTACAATCTTAGGTACAAGGGGCGCATCCAAAACTACCATTCTCGGATGTTTAGGACTTACTTGTGAAATCGAATCTGTCAACAACCCAAAATTCACCTACGATATAAACGAACATACAGTAGGCATACGCAAAATCATCTCTGATCTGTGTCAAGGAAGATTCCCTCCAGAGACACCACCTGGGCACATCTATGAAGCCGACATAGAAATGACTTGGGGCAATGGGTGGAGTGGCAAAAAATCAGTTCTATTACCACTTATGGAAACTGCCGGTGAGGATGTAGAGCATTTAATCGGCGCATACCGAAAAGACCCTTATAGGCAAGTGTCTAATTATCAGCAAGCCGAAGCCTTGAACAAAATCATAGCCCGAAGCAACGCTTACATTTTGGTCGTGCCAGTTAGCCGAATCCCAGGTCCTTACCCGCAAGTTGTAGATGAAGAGCCTGATTCATTGCTTAGTAACCCAGACGTGAATATTGTTCGGATTTTGGATGGCATCTACAGTTATCGGAAGAGAGCTCATAGCAAAAACATTGAAGGCATTGCGGTTTTACTGACTAAGTATGATATGGTTGCTGAATGGCTGAAATCGCGTGGCATGGATTTATTCACGTCTGAAGGGTTACACTTATTCTTGAATACTTATTTGCGCCAGACTATGGCGAAACTGAAACGTTATGGCTATCAGAAGGTAAGGTTCTTCCCAGTTTACGTGAAGGTTGCTAAGGAGATTTTGCTTGACGGTAAAGTGCGGTTTGTCAAAGATGAGGACGGCTTCATTATTGAGACTGATCCTCAGTATAATTTGCCTTTGTACACGCAGCAGAGTTATCATCAAGTGATTCAATGGGTAAAAGACATTGTTGCTTAAGGGGGTGGTTGTCATGAGTTACTGGAATCCTCCAGAAAAATATCCGTATAAAACATGAATTTCTATCACCAAATAGGAAGGATTAAATTGATTGTTTGTGAGCATTTTGTTTATGCTTCTTTCCCCCGTTTAGGACACCGCTTAATCGCAAGCCCAAACGTCCACGATTTGCTCTCTGCTAAATCGTTGCAGTATCTGAAAGATTTGCGTGATGGCTCTGTGATTCAGACGTTTTTGCCCGAAAAAATTGTAGCCATATCTTATTTAAAATTGAAACAAGATGAGTATTGCAGAGAAACTCTATGGAATCATACGATTTTGGTTCCGATTCAAGATTATTTGCGGTTGAATTACCCGAATTTTGCTGAGTCACACTTCATTCAGGAATTGGATAAGATTCCTAAAAGTTTGAAACCGTTGGAGATACAATGAATAAGATATTCTTGTTGCTTTTGGTTGGCGGAATAGGTGCGGGGTTGTACGTCGCAGCCTACCACTTCAACCTTATTCCAGCGCTCGTTCTTGATATTGTACAGAGCACACGCCCTACTTTGTCATGGGTTAAACCATATGTCGCGCCCTTTGTTGAAATGCTGAAGAATCCAGTTGTTCTTGTTGGAATTGGTGGCAGTATGTTAGCTTTGTTGATTAATTGGCTTCGCACAAGTCAGATAAGTGCTATGACAAATCAAATGAATGAAGCCACCGCAAATCTCCAAAATCAGATGCAATCCCAAAAACTAGAAGCGTACGATCAATTGACAAAACTCAACACTCAAAACACGGATTTAACAAAGCAACTAGAAATCTTCAAAGGCACAAACATTGAAGACTTACAAAAAACTATACAGCAATTAACTTCGCAAAACCAAGAGTTGCAGAGCCAAAAAACCGAGTTAGAGCGATTAGTTGCTCAAAAACACATAATCATAGAAGAAAAAGTGAAATGAATCCCTTAGCAATCCGCCTATCTTATAGTTGGTTCCGCATTTACTATCACAACCAAGAATTCCCCCTATGCTGCATCCTCTACTATTTTTGCCATAATCTCCTCGGCAGAAAAAGAAACACTCACAAAGGATACACATGCCCACTACATAGGAGGTGAACTTGTGTGAACATAAAAATGGCTCCCGTCTTAGCCATAATCGCTGCCTTAATCATAGGCGTTTCTGCTGCAGCCATAATTATAGATCAATTAACATATAACCAAAATATCAACATCACGGGTTCCACACTCGTACTTTATGTTGATGGAACCAAAGTGGAAAACGATTCGCTAATAGAACACGGCGACTATTCAGCAGGCTCCACATCCACATACAACCTAACAGTCTACAACAATGGCACCACAACAATCCTTGTATACTTGAAATCATCTAGCTTACCCATTGGGTGGACAGAAGTATGGACAAGCAACGATACACTAATATTGCCTTATAAATCCGCCATCGGCAACTACACATTAACAATCCCAGCAAACGCTACAATAGGCACCTATACATGGATCACAAAAGTCACAGCAGAAAAACCACCATAGCAAGAGTTTTGGTATCTACTCTGTAATAAGTAGAAGCACTGCACAAAAACAAGATGGTAAATTTGGAAGGCACATCTATAGAAATCCCATCAAGTGAGCTTATTCAAGTTAATCTACTAAAGACAGACAAAGATAATCCTAACCGCATGACTCCTCAGCAGTTGGAACGGCTGAAATCCAGTATAGAAAAGTATGGTTTTATAGTTCCCATAATCACCAACAAAGACTTAGTCATAGCTGATGGTGAACAAAGATGGATAGTAGCCAAAACACTGAACATGACACATGTGCCTATTATCAGGCTTCCATTAGAAGATGTAGACCGTCGACTCGTTCGGCAAGTGCTGAATAAACTGCGTGGCGAACATGACTTAATCTTAGACGCACATGAATTTGACAGAATCATACAAATGGGACACGAAGACGAACTCAAACACTTCTTAGACCTCAACGACAGCCAACTTGAAAGATACCTACAGGAAATCCATGAGCCAAACGCAGAAACCTATGAGATTCCAGAAATAGACAAGATTACTACGAGCATCCAACGAGGCGACATATATGCTCTCGGTAAACATCGATTAATGTGTGGAGACGCAACCAACAAATCAGATGTTGAAGCATTGATGAACGGCGAAAAAGCAGACTTACTCTTAACCGACCCGCCTTATGGAATAGGCGTTGTCAATGACGAGGGCACTGTAGGTAAAGCTAACGTCGCTAAACTAACAAAATATGGAGACTTTGAAGGCGACAAGATTTTCGATATAAAACCTATCTTAAACTTGGATTGCTATAAGCATGCCGTTATTTGGGGTGGCAATTATTTCGCAGATAAACTACCAATTACCAACTCATGGCTTATCTGGGATAAACGAGCAGGTGAAGCCTCTTGGTTCTCAGACTTTGAATTAGCTTGGTCAAATCTTGGCACTGGACCTAAGTTATTTCAATTTGTATGGCAAGGGATGATTCGTCAAGGTCCAAGAATAAAACGGGTTCACCCAACACAGAAGCCTGCCCAATTAATGAGTTGGTGCTTAACATTAACAAATCCGTCACAAACTATTCTTGACTTGTTTGGTGGTTCTGGTTCTACCCTCATTGCCTGCGAACAAACTAATCGCATCTGCTACATGATGGAGATTGATCCTCGCTACTGTCAAGTTATCATTAACCGTTGGGAAGCCTACACTAGATTGAAAGCGATTAAAGCTGATAAAAAATGACGAAGCAAGATACAACAGCATTATGCAAAGAATGCCCAAAAAGAAGTAGTGGTTACATGCCTTACTCGGGGTTTACATGTGATTTGTGCTATTACTACAAGTTTACATGTGATTGGTGCTATTACTACAATCCTTATACTAATAAATGCCTCGCAAGATATTGCTCTTTTTGGGTAGAATACAAAAGCACAAAAACGGGTTAAGTTGAGCAATTTTGACGTATAGCAAAGAAGTGACAGGCAAAATCGTTGAATGCTGGGGCTTAGGATTCACAGCAGAAGAAACCGTAAAAGCCATACAAGAATGGAAAGGCATCACAATATCCTTGAACACTATCTATCGCCACCGTCATAGCTTAACTGCAAAAGAACTTATAGATGAACTCCTTCGCAAACAAATGAGAGACATCGCCAAAGAAGACCGCTCAGACTTACGCATGAAATACCGTGATAAACTCTTAGAAAAACTGATTCCACAGCGTATAGAAGCTTTAGCCCTCACTAAACAAGACATCACCATAACCGACAGAGTAGATTTAAGTCAATATTCGGAAGAAGATAAAATTGCAATCCTTGACGCTTATAGAAGAATCAATAAAGAACGAAGCGGCCCGCTTGAACCTACAGGCATTCACTGAGAGGATGGATTATGTCAACGCACCATTCCACAACGAATGGTACAACTACCTACAAAACCAATTTAGCCCCCTCAAAACTCACCCAGAAAAAGAAAAAAAATATCTACTCTTATGGCCACGTGGTCACGCAAAAACAGAATCCACTAGCATCAATTACGTATCTTGGCTCGTGGGTAACTATCCTAACATACATATTAACATAGTCACCAAAACCGCAAGCCTCGCCGAAGAAATCCTCCTAGCCTTAATCACACGATTTGAAAATGACGAAAAATACAGAAACATATTCGGCAACCTAAAACCACAAGACCCTAAAAAATGGACAAGCCAAGAACTCATAGTAGCCCGCGATGAAATCAGCAAAAACCCAACGTTGAAAGCTACTGGATTAATGGGTCCTATAACTGGCGGTCGGTCAGACCTAATCGTCTGCGATGACATCATAGACGAAGAAAATGTGCGCACCCGTCTACAACTCGAAAAAGTTTCTACGTGGTTCAATAAGGTACTATACCCGACCTTGTATCCTTGGGGCGCAGTGATTGTCATAGGCACTCGTTGGAGTTATGCTGACATCTATGCGGAGCTACTAGAAAAGTGGTCTCACGACATAAAACAGGCGGTGCAAAAAGACGGCTCTGCCCTCTGGCCTGACTATTGGTCTCTCACTAAACTCTTAGAAAGACGCAACGAAATCGGCACAATCTTCTGGAACTGCCAATACCAAAATGATCCCACCAGCATGCAAGGCGACCTATTAAAGGCAGAGTGGCTTCATGAATGGGATTTCACTCCTATTCCCTCGTTTGAATGGTATGCTGGCGTGGATCCAAGCCTCGGTGAAGGCGACTACTTTGGCATCGCCACCTTAGCGTTTGATAGACAGCACAATCAAGCCTACTTGGTGGATGTTTGGGCTGAACACATGCCGTTCCCAGACATCCTCAAACATAAGTTACCACAACTACATGCGACGTACAAATACCTCAAAATTTACATGGAAACAAACTTCTGGCAAAAAATCTTAACCTATCTACCGGAACTGAAGGGTTTACCCATAGTTCCAGTTGAAACAGTTAAACAGAAAGAACCACGGTTTATCAGCATGAGCAGTCATTTTGAGGCGAAGAGAATCCTTGTTAATCCTCTTTTGCTTACGCATAAAAGTGAGTTCTGGAATGAATGGGTACAATTTCCACGTGGACAGCATGATGATGCTTTAGACGCAACCGAAATCGTAGTCAAGAATGTGATTGCACAACCTGAACCAGCATGGGTGTTAAGATGACAACTCAGGAAGAAGAATATAGTTTAGGGCATGGCGGAAGAGTGGACGCTGACACAGTAGACGGTAGGCACCTATCCGAAATCATAATGGAAGCACGCAAATATTCAGGAGGTCAAAAATCCTTTCAGTTACCCGCTTCATATATTATTTTCAAGGATGGCAATAATACTTGTGCGTTGAATGGAGCAACTGGCACGGTTAAGTGTGGTTCTAATGCTAGTGAAATCTTTAATTGGTGTTACGGGAACCTAACGTCTGGTGGTTTAATATTTTTCAAAGGCAACTTCATCATTGAAAGCACGATTTATCCAACAGATATGACATCACTTGTAGGTGAAGGAATAAGTTCTTCTGTTCTCACCGCTGGAAGTTCACTTACGGGCAGTGTCATCGGTTATAGCAACCCCTCTCACCCTACTTGGGGATTGCGTAGCCTTCGTTTTGCTAACTTTAGAATAAATTGTGGTAGTAAAACTGTTGATGCCATAAAAATCAAAATGGCGTATAGCACGATGGATAATTTATTCATCACTGGAGGTTCGCCAAAATGCGATGGGGTGGGAATAAATGTAACTACAGAAGGCTTGACGGATTATCGAGGGGAAAACCACATCAACAATGTATTCATCCACTCTTTTACGAGGGGTGCACTATGGTATGAGCCCGATGATTCACGATTTAGTAACATTGACACTTACAGTTGTGGTAATGAGAGCTATAGTAGTGTTGTGATTAAAGGGTCAAACAATAACATAACCAATTGCCTTTTCGATAGTTCGGGTAAAAACAACATTGAAATTCACGCAATCAAAAACAGGTTCTCAAACTCCCGATTTGAAAGCTCTAAAGAAGACCTTGTAAAAATATATGTAGAAACTTCATCTTATGTTTCTTCCATTCAATTTTCTAATTGTCACTTTCTTTTTAAAAACGCCATAGCCAATAATACATACGCATTGATATACGGGTATGCTCCTTCAACTGGGCGTGTCAACGCTTTAAAACTGGATTCTTGCGTGTTTTCAAACGATGTGGCTTCTATACCGAAATACGCAATTTTATTGGAGAGAGATGACTACTGTACCATTTCAAATAACACCTTCACAACCGCACCAAGCACTGCACAAGTAAGCATTGACAATCTATGGATAAGAACGACAGTGAGAAACAATCCTGGCTTTAATCCAGTCGGCAAATTGGCAACTCCATTTGAAACTACTTCTGGCATAGTCGGGTTAGGTGGAGACGAATCTGCACCAACATCCGCAACAACCTACGCGGTTAGCGGAGTAGATTGTCTAATCACTTCTTCTGGAGGCACCGTATCAGATATTACAATTTATGATTCTGCAAATAATGTGATTGAATCAGGTATCACAAGTATGACAATGGCTCGTTATTTGCCTATAGGTTATAAAATTAAATTCACCTTCACAGTTACACCAACAGTAGCAGTTTATGGAAATTAGGGGGATAATAAATGCCGTCTAAAACTCAGCGATTACCAAAGGGAATTCGCATCACCAAAGACGGTGGCTTAATCATTCATCCCGCTACGGATTGGAGTGAAGGCAGTAGCATACGAGTGCCCCAAGTTAGCACAGAATTAGGCGCAGGCTTCGGCGACGAAATCACAGATAATGACCGAGAATTTGCAGCCACAAGAGAACCAGTAGCTCACTTTCTAACGTATAACATGGCTGCAGATGTAGTTGACAAATGGTTCATGATAGACGACCCTAGCACGGAAGGCGGCGACCCAAAAATTGATGAAGCCGTGCAAAATGCTTTGACAGGATTGAAGATGAAGGATTGTTTGAAGACTGCTTTGGAGTATGAACGCATTTACGGTTGGAGTCTCCTTGTCGGAAGCTTTAGTGATGCCCGGGATTGGCGAAGCCTTGAATTCCCACTTAAAAAAGGCAGTCAACTTCTTCAATTAGTAGTTTACCCTAAAACGAAAGTGCAAGTGTGGACGAAAGAAATAGACGAGAATAGCCAAAGATTCGGCGAATCTGTCATCTACAAAATTGACAGAGGCGAAGGCAAATATCTCTATGTCCATTATAGTCGATGTTGCAAAGTTCAAACACGCACCAACGGCAAAAGCGTTTTAGACCCAATATGGGATGACTTAACATGCGGAAGAAACATCAGATGGGGTTCATCACAGTGGATGTACCGCACAGGCGGAGGCTTCCCCGTAATCAAATTTCCCCCAGGCACAACTAAAGAGCAACTTGAAGACTGGATTGACAGCAACGCATTCAGCAACCTTATGGCACGCACATACATTGGCATAACAGGCGATATGGAGTTTACTTTTGAAGGTGCACAAGGCAGAGCATTAGACCCACAACCATTCTTCCACACAAATCTTGAACAAATCGCAGCAGGGTCTGGAGTGCCTGAACCTATTCTTCGTGGAGCGCAAGCTGGAGCCTTAACTGGTAGCGAAGTCAACCAGCAACAATATTACAAGGTGATTAGTCGCATCCAAACAAGCCTAGAAGATGTACTCCGCTGGGTCATAGATCACTTAGTTGAGGCGGGGCAAATCACCGGCTTATCCAAATCCACCGACATAGCGTTAACTGATAAGATTAAAAGATGGATAAAACATGACTCTTTGCCACAAGTGCAACCTTTAAACTATGTGATTGAATGGGTTAGTGCCTTTGAACTCACTGAACTAGATGAGGCCAATACACAGAACTTAAGGGAAGATGCCAACGTTAAACGCCTTGAATACATGACTATAGACGAAGTTCGCAAAATGAATGAGTTGAACCCGTTGCCTAATAGTGAAGGCGCATCATTAAAGAAGAAGGCTCCACCACCTTTTGAACCTGAAAGCCAAGAGTTAGGAGATAGCTACCTTGTCACGGAAGTTAGTAAGCATGGTGAGAGCGGTTCAGGTAATCGACAGTCTGAAACGGAAGCCCAGTGAATACGAGATAATCACGTTTTTCGGCTCTGAGGATATTTGGGAGTTTCAAAGTGTCTTTGACAACCGAAGATGCGAAACATGTATGGGTCATGAGGAAACGGGTTTATTTAGGGGTAACATGTTGCGTGTTGCCTTTCCAGACTTAGAAATAATAGATGCAGATTTGATTCATGCGCATTTGCATCCTAATTGTCGTTGCCGATTAGTGAGAGTGACACAGAGAGGACAATTAAAAGAGGAATAAAAAATGCCTTACAAAAACCGTGAGAAACAACTTCAATACATGCGAAACTACCAGAAGGAGTTAAAGCAGAAAGCGAAAAAAGTAGAATTGATTGCTGAGTTAAAACAGTTAGCTAATCAACCTCTCACGTCTCAACATCTCACAGTTACAACTGTAGAACTTATCGAGAAAATCAAGGAACTGTGAAAACAAAAATGAGAAGCAACACACATATTGAAAATAAGGCTCTAACAACGGAAGAAATTACTTTTAGTGCATCGATTCGTAACCTCAACTTCTCGTCAAATAACTATGAACTAAACTGGATCCCGAATTGTGACCACAAAATAGTACGAATAGGTCCAGAATTTCAAATGACATTAAAGACTAAACTGTTTCTTTGGTTACATGAAAAGTTTAACCGTTTAGCTCAATGGTTCATAAATCACTGTGATTTTATCGAAGATTCCGCATCTGAAGGTGAATGGATAGCATATCAGGAGATTTAGAAAATTGGAGCGTAAAATCTGCTTTGATAGAGCAACCTTAGACAACAAAATCCTCTTAGACGACGACCAATACCTCGTTATGCCTGCAGTCATAGCCAGCGAAATCGTCCACAAATACCCTGAAGGCTGGGCATACAAACCCGCAGACGAACTCGAAAAAGCCACTTGGACAGCAGATCATAGATGGGTAAAAATATTGTCACACCCTGATACTGCCTTACTCCAAACTGCACAAGACATCTACGGTATAGTGGAAAACCCAAAATATGTTAAAGACCTCATAGACCCAAAAACTAAGCGGCCATGCAGAAAAGGCATACGAGCCGACATAAAATGGTTCAAAGATAAAGTGCCCGCACCCGTTATTGAACAAATTAAAGCAGGGGAGTTACGAGGAGTAAGTATAGGCTTCACGTTTGAACAAGATATGACTCCAGGAGAATATCAAGGAACCCATTACGACTTCATTCAACGCAACATCTTCATAGATCATGTAGCCGCACCAATAGAAGAAGGACGTTGCCCTGGTCCTCTCTGTGGAATAGCAGTGGATTCAGTAGTTAAGTTCACACCTAAAGTTGAGGGTGACAAAGTTGTTAAACGTGGTAACAAATGGTGTGTAGTTCATTGTCATGGTGAACAAGAAGGTGAAGTGATTAAATGTTTCAACACGGAAGCGGAGGCGCAAGCAATGCACAGGGCGATTCAAGCAAGAAAACATGATATTTCTTTGCGGAATCAAGGTGAGAAACCGCCTGCTGAATGGATGGAGAAGTGTAAGGCAGTTGTTAACGAAGGTATGCCAAGCTATAGTGAGGAGCAAGTGAATGCAGTATGCGGTAATATTTGGTATCATAAACCCGAACAACATGGCATAGGTGACATCCCCAACGATTGTCCCATTTGCCAAGAAATAAAGCGTGTTGGTTTAGTGGAGTCTGCGAAGAGGCTTGCCATAGCTTATGGCAAAGACGTAATCTACATCATCAAAGGCGAAACTCCAAAACCGGTAGAGACTACCGAGGATATCCTCGGTAACGCGAAGAAGGCTATAGAGTCAAGCAGATGGCTATTTGAAAAGTAGTTCACAAGTAATTCATTTTCACTTGTTGTGATTCTCAGCGTGGCTCTGAGACTAAACCCAAAGCCTTCTCGAAGTGGCATATCGAGACTAAACAAACCACAATGAACCAAAAGGAGAAAGAAAATGTCACAGGAAGGAAACACCAAAGAAGCGTACATTGCACAGTGTATGACGACAGGTAAATCAAAAGAAGAATGTGAACAAGCGTGGCTTCAGCAAGACCAGAAAGGCGACAAACCCGCACCAATGGCACAAGACTATGCAACCCTTTTCAAAGAACACGAAATGACAAAAGTCAAACTTCAACAAACAACGGACATGTTGCGCGAAGCAACCAAAATCATAGAGCGCATTAACGAAGAAAAAGACGCACGCGAAATAGCAGAAAAATTCAATCTAGCCACACAACTTGAAAGACTAAGCGAAGGCAGACTAAAACACGCTGATCTAATGAAAGAATCTATGGAGCAATTGAGCACAAGGATGGCAACCGCAGACCAAATCAAACCAACAAACAGCGTTAGCGTCGCAATGTTAATGGCTGAATCAGAAGAAAAAAGGAAACCACAACTCAGCGTCGGACAATGGGACCCAATCAAGAAGCAGTGGATAGGAGGCGTCTAAGATGGTAGATGTAGGTTACGGACCGAAACCAACAAACGCAATACTCGTAGCAGGCAACCCACTCATACAAATCCTAAAAATACAAACAGCAGATGACTGCTATCCAGGCAGATTAGTCAAAAAAGGCACAAATGACGATGATGTCGTGGTTAACACTCAAAATGGGGCTGCAATTGGATGGCTTGGGTATGAACAAACCATTAAAAAGCACAGACCCTCAACCGTTGACACAGTGTATTCTGCAAATGCACAAGCCGCCGTATTGCATGGCGAACACTTCATCATAGTTGCGACTTTGCAAACTGGGCAGACCATAACAAAAGGTGCATTGTTAAAGGCTGGAGCAACAGGCACGGTAGAAGCTGCCACGATAGGCACTCACGACGTGATAGCAGTAGCCGAAGAATCAGTAACCACAACGACAAGTGTAGCTGACATAATGGTTAGGAGCCGACTATAGCCATGAACAAACTACGCTATGTCGGAAGAGACGAACCATTAACAACCGAACAGGGACAATACATTCTTGACCGAGTAGTCTTTGCGGCACGACGAGAACTTATTGGACGAAGACTCTTACCAATTCGTAAAATAGACGCGGGAACCGCAACATTTGGATACGATACATTAACAGAAGCCGCAGATGCAGCAATAGACATCGCATGGCCTGGGAGAGAAACACTTGACCTAGTGCATTTAGGCAGAACAACCGTTGCAATGCCAACCATCCATAAAGAATTCGTCATCAACAAACTTGACTTAGCAGGGTCACGATTAACAGGAACCCCATTAAACACCACGACTGCGGAATCTGCTGGCTACAAAGTTGGGCTTGAAGAAGACAAACTCGTTATCCTCGGTTTCAGTAGAGATGGAACAACCTATGAAATCAACGGATTATACAATGCAGCAAACAACTCACAGACAGGTGCTGGCGGTTGGAACACAGCATCTAACATACCCCTTGACATTAATGGTGCTATTGCGAAGCTAATGGAAGACAACATTTTCCCCCCGTATAATCTTTGCTTACATCCAGACCAATACAATGAAGCAGCCGTATTTATTTCAGGCACCGCCGTACCATACTTAACATGGATTAAAGAACGCATTGGTGGCGAAATCTATCCAACAGCGACAATTACCTCTGGAACTGGCATGATGACTAAAGCCAATCCAGTCGGCATGTTCGAGTACGTTGTCGCAGAAGACTTCACGGTTGAAACGGAAACGCAGACTGCAAGAGAAGGCGGCGGCTTATTCGGCAGGGTCTATGTGCGTGGTCTACCTATCGTCTACGACAGTAATGCAATCTGTAAAATAGCAACTATCTAAAAATTAGCAAGATATTCTCTTGCTACCTACCCTTTTTTTAGTATTAAATTAAATTAAAAGGAGGATAAGAAAAAATGAGTTTAACCGAACAATGGACAGACATTAAAGATAACTACGAAGAATTAGGTGCCGTTACAACCAAAACCTTTGTAGTACCAGCAGGCAAAATCTGGATGATTTACGGTGGAACTGCGGAACGTGACGTATCAGCGACTTTGGATATAGAACTGTACAATGAAACTGATAAATTAGTTCTAAAACTTGCGCAAATCGCAGCTGGGGGAACCAGAGTATCTTGGGGTGGCTTCATGTCTGTTGCAAGTGTTGGTTCAACACCATTCGCTTTCCCAGCTAAAGGAACTTGGTACATTAAATATACTTGGGGCGCAACGCAAACTTCACCTGCAGTCACATTAGTTGTCGCAGAGTCTTAGGAGGTGATGGTATGGTAACAGTGAAAAAGAAGAAAAAGGAAGACCCCATTCCTATAGAGGAACCTCCAGCAGAAACATTCCCTCCATTTCCAACACTACCAGTAGAACCCGAACCAACACTAGAAGCGTCACCAATACCAAAACAGCCAAGTGACACTATCAAAGTAAAGGTTCTAGTTGGCACTTTAGGATGCCCAGATGGACGAAGCTTTGAGAAAGGCGAAGTGTTTGAAATTTCTAAGCGTGCTTTCAACCTATTTGAACGGAAGCTTTTAGAAGGTGACATTGAAATTCTAGAGTGACTTTCTTGTTTGCTTTATGGTGTGCGGGTAAACTGGGTAACTGCCCAGCAAAGTTAGCTAGAAAACGGTTTAGGTTCACATGTCTTTACTGCCGGTGGCGAAGACTTTTCTATGGCAAATTTGTTTATCCGCCATTCTGGATTCACTACACATTTAAGGCACAGTTTCAAATAACACTTACAAATTGTTATGTGTCTGATAATAACACGACATATAAATCCCAGAGTGGGAAACAATTTGAACTTGTAAGTTGGCGCACACTGCATATTGACCCGCGCGGGCACTTCACCCCTTTACGATGTGCAATCATCATAATTTTAGACAATATCATGAAGACATTGCACATTGAGAAACCATTAACCGAATTTTGTGAGTTCTTCGCTAACTATCCAACAATATAAAAAGTTGAAAATAAGAGGTCCAGATTAGATGTCTAAGACACAAGAATTTCTTCAAAAAAGTAAGGATATGCTAGGTGAAAAAAGCATCGATTCGACTTCTGATTTTCTCGAAGTGTTAAAAGCCGAAAATCTACGTCAAATCAAGCGTCAACTAGGGATAGATTTAGCACCTATTAAAAGTGAACTCAAAATCATCAAGGATCAACAATCCGAGTTAATTCAACTCTTAAAGCATAAAATAAGCCTAGATGCTTACGAAAAAGAAATCATGGATTTACTGAAGAAGAAACTTGAACAGGGATGATACAATGGGTCGTGCAGAACGGTTACTCTCTGCCTACACATTGTATTTGGAACATCAGAATAAACGTCTAACAAAGGTTCCTTCACCGTTTTTAGGTCGTGGCGGAGGCATAGTAAGAGTTCAAGATGCTAATGATGTTGACACATCAGCAATCGGTAATGATAAAATTCTGGTGTTCAAAACTGCGACAGCAAAGCATGAATATGAAGATAAAGCCACTGGTTCTGGCGATATGCTCAAATCCGTTTATGATATTGATGATGATGGTGTCGTTGACAACAGCGAAAAATTGGAAGGAAGCACGAAAGCACAGGTGCAAAATCATGCACCCGCACAACACGCGAATAAATGCCACGATCCAGACATGGCTTTAGCTACTCATAATCATAACTTGGCAGATTTGACAGAGAAATCACATGCCTCTTTAACCAACGTTACAGCCAACCAACACCATGCAGAATCCCATACCCTCACAAGTCACAGTACGAAGGCACATAATGAATTAACAGGTTTAACAGACGATGACCACACAATCTATACAAAAGCTGATGGAACCCGCGCTTTCACGGATGTAGTAAGTGGAGTAACACCGGCATCAACGGCGCATCTGGCAACAAAAGGTTATGTGGATGGATTAATACAAGGCTTGGATTGGCAAGAAAGCGTTTTAGATCGTTATGATCCAACTGGTGGATTGCCACCAAGTCCAGCCATTGGGGACCGCTATATTTCCACTGCAACCGCAAACGGATGGACCGTAAATCGAATATATGAATGGAATGGCTCCACATGGACTGAAATAATTCCAAATGAAGGTTATGCTTGCCGAGTAGAAGACGAAGATACACAATATACATTTAATGGGACGGCTTGGGTTCTCTTTGGAAGTACCATTGATCATGGCAACCTTTTAGGATTAGGCGATGATGATCATGAGCAATATGCCTTAGATACAGATTTAACTACACATGCCGCTAACGAAAACGCTCATCACACCAAATTTACGATAATTGAACATGATGTAACTGCGAGGCACACACTTGGAACGGTGGTCCCGCATGATGCCCTTGCAAGCCTAACGGAAAAGTCTCATGCCAGCCTAACAAATGTTACAGCAGATCAACATCATGCTCAGGCGCACACTCTCACAAGTCATACTACTAAAGACCATTCAGAATTAACAAACGTAACCGCAGACCAACACCACTCTCAAGCACATACTTTGGCGAGCCATTCAACGAAAGCCCACAGTGAATTAACTAATATCGGCGAAAACGATCATCACACGAAATTTACAATCACCGAACATGATGTAACCGCTAGACATCCATTGGGAACAGTTGTTCCACACGATGCTCTAGCCAGTTTAACAGAAAAATCCCATGCTAGCCTAACAAACGTTACTTCAGATCAGCATCATGCTCAGTTGCATAGCCTGTCCGATCATAACGTAGGCTCAGCGCGAATTTCGGGTGGATTATTTGCAAATCGACCCGCGGCAGGAACTCAGGGGTGTCTATATTACGCAACCGACGAAGACATCGTATATTACGATAATGGCGTCAGTTGGGAGAAACACAAAACTTTTTCTCCGGGCACTGAGGTTTCTGGCACTTATAATCATCCGAGCGGCACAGCTGAACAGGATGCCATTGTCATAACGCCTACGGAATTAACCAACTATTTTACACTCCTTTTGGACTTTAACGCTTTAACACAGAAAGCAACTGTCAGAATTTACATCAAGGTTGACGGAACAAACTATCGACTTTTGGACGGCGCGCTTTTTCCCGACGACTTTGTGACAAACCAGAAGAGCGTGTCGATTGATTTGTTTCCCTCTGCAAAAGGGATGAAAGTTACTCTGCAGAGTTCGGTGGCGGAAGGAGCTACGCGTGCGATTCCATACTTCTACATCAAGGAGTCGATGGTACCCTAATGTCAATCAGACGAAAAGATGTCATTCTGAGACCGCCACCTACAGGCGGTGGTGACATACTTTGCTCAGTCGATGCCCACAATAATCAGAACGCCAAATCCACCGGTAATAACACCTATGCAACATACCAGGTTTTGGCTAATGGCGGAACAGTTGTCTCTCAAAGCGTGACGACAACTGAGAATTGCTTGCTGGTTATTGTAGCAGTCGTAACGAAGTGGTATGAATGGACGGCTTGGAACATTGAGCGTGGAGGTGTGGACAAGACAGAGGGTCGTCAACAGAGTAGTCTTGATGGCGGGTCGTTGGGAACCTTATTAGTATGGGCTACTGAGAGAATCACTACCCCAGGAACTTATACTTACGGCTTAGTCAACAGGACGGGACAAGAACAGTATTGGACTGCTGCGAACATCAAAATCTATGCTATCAAAAACTAGGTGAGGGAATGGGAATAGGTGATAACGAAAAGTGACAACTATAAGTAATGTTGCCGAGCGAATCCTAGATGAAAATGGATATGACTTAACCGATTTTCCACATTTAACCCTAACGATTGTAGAATACAAAATCAACGATGCCATAGACTACGTGAATCTACAAGCTGGCTTAAGCATTAGCCATTTGTCTGGCACAGCAGAATCTAAAAGCATCACTGCAACAGATGGGCAAATCCTAGCGGTAAAATGGCTGACAAACCTTATGCTACGAGCATACAAGGACAAAGGCAGTCAAATAAGCGTAGCGAATGTGAATATAAGCCTACTCCTAAACGATCCAGACTACAAGACAACTATGATGATGATTGAAAAGACACTTGAACGACTCAAAGAATTACCCATCGTAATCGCAAACGATCCATTACCTAACGAGTGAGTAGCATGAAAGAACCTAAATGGCTCTCACCAGAAATCAAAGAAAAAATGAACTGCACGATTGAAGTTATAAATGGCTTCCGAATCACTATTCTAGCACCTAAAAAGGCGAAGTAGAATGGTTAAATATTCAGCCGTTGCTGGAGTAGCCAGAGCTGGAATGTCTCATGCTGGCATTTGTTACTTCCCTAAAACTGACAAAGGCTTAGCTGGCGTAGCGAGAGCTGGATACGCCCGAGCTGGCGTTTACATTCCCCATTGGGAGCGGATGAAGAAAGAATTAGAAAGGTTCATTAAATAATAGTCATGAAAAGGTGACAAAAAATGAGTAGTTTCTATGGAACCGTGAAGCATGGCGACGAAATATCGCCTGGATGGATGCAAAACGTAGAAGATGCATTAGGAAGTGGAACACCAGCAAAGAAAGCTAGTTACCACATTTGGACCACAAACAATTCCACATGGTACGCACGGCATGGACGCACAGGAGTACGAGAAAGCGACGATGACTTAGCTAACTTAATCAACGAAAAAATCTTAGAACTATATGATGCTCAATCTGGACCTGGGGGCCTAATCACACTTGGACCATACGCAGGAAAACAATCCTTGAACTCTTCAATCAATATGCGACCAGGCGTTTACCTTCAAGGTGAAAGCCGAGGAACCAACTTAAGAACATATGTGACAGCCCTTTACGCAACAAGTGACTTCCCAATGGTTAAATTTGACCCCCCAACAGACATTCCACTAGCTGATTATGCATACTATGGCGGGCTTAGTAGTTTACGACTAGACGGAGACGGTAATGTTACGAGTTACCCATTGATTGACATAAATCCTTCCACCAACCGAGGATGGGGTGATATTACGTTAAACGATTTAGTAGTGCAGCAAGGCAAATACGGATTGCGAATCAACAACAACACAACGTCAAGCTTAATTTGGAATGTTCACGTAATTCTTAGTTACTTTGAAGACGCAACATACAACGGAATCTTAGTTGACTCACCCACAGACCAAGAAATAAAGCAATGCCGATTCATAGGAAATCACTTTTACAACAACTGCACAAGTGGTGGCAATGGAGCCTTCGAAATTGACGGTCACAACACCAGAGGTGGGATACTGATAGGTAACACTTGGGAATTGGAAAAAAGATGCGCCCTTTATATGGCAGACGAAGCAGACGGTTGGTCAATCGGCGGTGGAAACGTCATTATCGACGCGGGCCAACTCACGGACAACACGTATGCTGGCATCAGCCTTAACGATGTTGACTTCATAAACATAACTGGAACCGTTTCAATGACACGTGCTAACACAAAAATGAAGTACGGCTACATATCAGACAACAACTGCACATACTTATGCACAATTGGCAACGTATTTGTAGGTCAAACAGCAGGAGCAGTTCAAGGGACAGGCACAGGTAATGTTCCAGCAAATGCAAACATGGGAAGCTACAACGTCGTGAAAACAGCATGACCCTACATCTTCAAGTCACTTACCGTAAACTATCTTTAGGCGCTCCAGATTCAGTTACTGGCTGGTATCAAAAAACATTCACTGAACAATCCCGCAACATTGAAATCCTGATTATTCCGAAAGGCGCGACGCATTTGGCTGTGGCTGCTGGAACCTATGTTCGCTTAGACGCAGTAGGCTTAACCTGTGATGGTGTAGAGGAAGGCGACGAAATCAAAACAGATAACGACGTTTGCTATGAGGTGAAGGCGATTCGAGAACACTTCATCGCTAACAGTTTCAGCCACAGAGAAGTAGACTTAGTGCAGTTACCACTACATGAGCTGGTGTAGAATGTGGTTCAAGATGCTAGACAACGGACGAAAGTTTACTTAGAAACTTATTTGTCAGCCTCGAACCTCACTAAAGACAACGATTCTACACTTGCGAAGTACATCATACCCTTCGGCAACCCAGATTACCCAATAACCAGAGTGTTCAAAGACAAAAGAGTTGACCTCATTTTTAGTATAGGTGAACCTAACAGCAGACCCTTAATGAATTTTGACCAAACACCATACGGCTCCGAAGAACATGTACCCATCACCACATTCTGTATTGATAAGGTAGGTATTACAGGAACTAAATTGAAGTGGAAGGCAGAGGCAGAATTGCGAAGGATAACTGAGACCTATCCAAGTGGTAGTCAGAGAAGTTTTGAACGAAGAAGTGATAGAGATCAACGACTTGGCAGCACAATATTGTATAGTACAGAATTCCTTTTGAATTATCGTAGGGATACAACTTGAGTCATCGCCGAAAGAAGGTGCACCAAAGAAAAACTGAACTTACTAAGAGGCGTAAGTTTTGACAAACCCAACAATCACTTACGGGCATGGTTACTTAACGGATTGCGATTCTGCAACGGGGTGGATAGAAGATGCATCGCCCACTTTAACAAGCACATCCTTAACAGTTTTGTACGGTGATGTATTCAAAATCACTGGCACTGCATCCGCAGCCGCTCAAAAAACTTATTGGGAGTATGACATCACAAACATAAGTACAGATGTATATTCTAAGTTTCTTCTACGTTACAAAACACAAGAAGCCGCAGTGGGCTTAGGTGCAAAAGTAGAGTTAGTTTTCACTTCTGGAACCCAGATAATCCTTAACACTACATTTAATACTTTGTTAAGCAAAGCTTCAGGAACCATAACTTCAGGAAAAACATTAGATAAAATACGCTTCTACGCAGTTTCAGATGCAGCATGCACAGCTAAATCCGTCTACTACGACTTCTTACTTATTCATAAAGGCACTTTCACTTTCCCAAATGTTGCGCATGGCTTAGAGTTTCATCCACCACCACGATACGCAGTAATTCCAATTCCCAGCAGAATCGGCGACATCACACAGAATTTAGGTTCAGAATCTGCCACAGTCACGGCCTCATGCGACTTAGACATTGGAAAGTTAAGCACCACTTCTTCAAGCATTACTGCAAGCGACTGGAAACGTCCGCAAGGACAATCAACCAAAACCGATTACATAGATGGCGAAGTCTTTTTAGACATAGCACATAACAGCCACACAGAGCCTTGGCAATGGCTTGACACTGGCACAGAACAATTCAAAGTCACGTTGGAAACCCCAGCATTCAGACGCACAATAACTGGAAACTCTGCAACCCACATCTTAGACCTTCTATCCCGTGAGTATCGATTGAGCGACGCAAGGAATGAAACATATATTGAGAGGTTTGGATTAAACCTATGAGTTCAGAGGATTATATCACATACATTTTTGCTTGGCATGCTCATGGTGACGAACTTACTTGTGAGAAATGTCGGCATTTGAATGGTCGAGAATGGCGTGAACAAGACATTTTTCAGCAAGTTTTATGGGACCCAATCGGGGGAGATGTTTGGAACTTAGATGAGGATCATAGCGTTGCGCATGGTAAGGGACAATATAATTGTAGATGCCAACTCACGGTCAGAGTAGAAATTCACATAGAAAAAATTCCTGAATATGTCACATTTAATGAGTTGTTGGAGCGTTTCTTTTGGTGAGTAATGTAAAAGAGATGCGCGATGAAATTCGAGAGTTCAAGAGAGAATTGGAAGAAGCAAAAATCTCTTTTAGAGAAATCAATAACATTTTCACGGATTACATTGCATTGGCACGTAGGCTTGGATTACCTACAGATATAACTGAGCAAATGGCAACTATTCAGCGGTTGCGAATCACTGCGGAGATGATGTATCGAACAATAATGATGTTGGAAGTTGTTTCGGGTCCTATTGGCTGGCTACAATTCATTGCGCAAGTTGGTTTGGTTGCCTTTACTGCAATCCAAGAAGTTGAGATAAGGAGAAGTCACTATTAATGCCGTGGTTATCCACTCCGCAATTCAAGTTGCAAATTAGCGGTGAAACATACATTAATGACCAGAATTTTTCTTTACAAAATTGTCGCCCAGAGAACAATGTCTCCTATTTGGTCTTGTCAGTCAACGATTATAAAAGCGAGAAATATATTGATGTCTTTGATGCCTTTGACGCTATTGATTTAAGTTTAAGATATGGTACTGATAGTTGGATCAAAGTTTTTAGTGGCTATGTGAGTACAGCTACTCCACGGCTATCAATAGAGGGCGAAGTTTTAGATGTGACCGCATGGGGTAAAGAATACGGAATCTCTAAAACACATTGTAGCCAAAGTTACGGTGCCGAAAGCGACCGACCAACTAAAGATACGCCGCAAGAAATCCTAGTCGATTTAGTTACGTGGTTCATTAATAGAAGTTTTGGAAGTGCCACAACAACTGGGCATAATTTATCAACGAGCAAAATAGAGAATATTCATAGTGGACTAAGCATTACGCATTTGCCAGGTAATTATATAGACAATTTCACCATGATAAATAGGCTTTGTGATGTTGTTAACGCTTACGCTCAAGGTTTAGGAACACCAGAAGTGGGTATTCATTGGTTTGTTAGTCCTGACGCAAATGTATATGTAAAAAAAATCGACTCAAATCACTCAGATGGTAATTGGTCGCGTTATTGGCGTGGAAGCCAAGCGGCTTCTACACTCGTTGTTAAAGAAGACATGATTTTATACCAATTTAGAAAAAATGTGGAAGAGTACGCTAACCGCATTGTTTTATGTTTAGGATTTCGAAAGCCCACGCTTGATTTTTGGACTGAAAATCAAAGTGGTCTGTGGGGAACAGAAAACGCGACATTAATTAATAGTACCACACGGGTTGTTGGTTCTTATAGTCTTCTGATTCAAAACACTGGCGCGTCGGATGTTAAAGCTTACTATCCGAGCACGGAAGACGCTGGATGGGACATAACGAAGTGCGGAAGCAACACCACAATTCCCCATCTTAGCTTCTACTTTCGCAAAAACTCAAATATAACAATCGCAAATGTTCTTTTATTTTCAACTGACCACAATGCTAATTACTTTTATATTCAAAACATCTTCGGTTTAGGCAGCAGTGGAAACGACGTTTTTGAACATTATAGTTTGCCTATTGGACCATATTACGATACAGTGGAAGAGAACCGTCAATTCAAATGGGGCTCTACAGGTAGTCCCACATGGAGTAATATTAATGGCATCTGCTTTTTTTCTAATGGACATCCTACCACAACCACACAGATGTATATAGATGATTTGCATTTTAGCGGCAAAATTATTCGAGAAGCATTAGACACTTCTGAATTATCAACGAACAGAGAATATCAACGAGTGATTATTAATGATGTTGCCGTTGACGATTCATTAAACGCCACAAACGATTCCTATTTGGCAGCAAGACTGGCCTATGCAGAATTACTTCGGAGAGCTCAGATACCCATAGTAGGTATGATTCAAATTCCTATGGCAGTAGACATGCTACCTGGGCAAACCGTTCATATTCATGCATGTCAGAAGAGCGACGGAACCTACCGCATAGATAAAGATTTTAGAATCAAGGAGTTGAAACATGTTATTTTGCCGACGCAACAGCATGGGTTCCGTACAGTTTTAAACTTGACTGATGATGTGACAAATACCCACGCTTTTGGTGTTCCGACTATGCAAAGCTTATTATCTGAGTATGTCGGTGGATTAGGACATGCGGAAGCTCGTGATTTAAAGGCGAGTGGGATTGACACTAAAATTGCGCGGTTGGCTAAAGCCTACGCATAAACAAAAAACTATATTTTGCGTTGTCTATCTTGTGAGTTTTCTCACTGTGGGAATCATAGAAAGATTGTTTCTCAAGGAATTAACAATTCTCGTTTCCTTGATGTGCTTTCCATTACCAATCACAAGTGCATGGCTTGTTTTGAATAAAATCTTTAACTTCTGAACTAGGCATGTATGTCGCAACTTTTGTCATTTTATTTTTCGTCAGCGGAAGCTCTCTTTCAGTTATGACCCCAAACTTTAAGAAATTCCTCGGCTACAAAAAAACAGAACCCTAAACTAATAAAGAACTTTTCTTTCATTTTTGGTGTGTCTCCTCTCATTTCTTAGCCTCCAAAAGCCGAGTTTGATGAAACATCCTTCTATTTCGAACATCTATGCGTCTTTGGTTTAGCCAAATAGGGCAACGCTTAACGTATCGCTTACTGCTATTTGTTATCCAATAATTCCATTGATCATCAAACGCGGAACCATATTTCAATAAAAGGCGAACTAATTTTGGGTTCCAAGATTGCAATTCATCAAGGCGACAGTGTTGATTATACATCGCACTATGAAAACTATCACCGTTTCGCCAAGGTCCTTCATAGGTCATTTTTTGGTGTGGCTCCTCAATTCATTATGCCTACAACCATAACATTTGATTCCCTGAACCCAGACTGGACCGAGGCGACAGTAAACTTTGCCTTCGTTTGTAACTCCACCGATATGAGAACAGACTAGATGTGCCGGTGAAGGTGCTTTCTCATCTGTGAATGGTGGAAGAGTTAGTTGTGGATTGCCGTTTCTATGTTTTTGCACGTACAGTTGCATATACTCTCTTAATTTTGCGCTTGCGTTCGTGCCTTCTCGTTTACAGATTGTCTTAAACTCGCGCCAAATTTCGGAAACAATGTAGATGTCTGTTCTCTGGGAAGGCAAAAACTCACTCTCTTAAATGTATGTTATGTATGTATGTTATGTATGTAGGTTTTAGTTCGTATTCGTATTCGTAGAGATTCTTCTTGGTTCCCCTTCATTCTTCTTCATAGCCTCCTTTACACCTACCTTCAAATTCGCAGAACTCACAGGGCTCCACACCACTGGCACATTCATCTCGTAACTCACAAAACTCACACATATCGGAACCGCAAGCGAAATCACTAAAACATTCGGGTAAGCCTTCTTCAAAGCATGGAGGAAAGTCCTTGTCTTCTTGGTTCTGCTTCACCTTCTCACCTTCCTCATTCTCTTCCACAAAAGCCGTGGATTAACCCTAAACTCATCCCCTTCCATGAATTGTGGAGCAAAAGGCGATTTCCATCCCAAGCTCGGACAAAAAACCTCTTCTAATGCCTTAACCAACCAATGATTTCTATCTCTATCAAGGATTTTAACTTGGTATCTTCCTTTATAGTAGCGAATCACTTCTCATTTCACTCCTCATCTAAGAATGGTTCATCTCCGAAGTCTAAGTCCACATGCTTCCGCAACATTCTCCGAATTAGTTTGTTCCTTTTTCTCTGAGCTAAAACTGCATTGATCCAGCCACGTTTACGAGCATAACGCCTCTTCAAAGTGTAAAGCCAATTATAGAGTGTCTGGGGTTCAAGGTTTAATTTGGAAGCTGCTGTCTTGACTGAGTTAGTTGAGGCTAATGCATCGAAGTATCGCCTTTCGGTTTTACTGAGAAATCGATCTACTCGTTCTTTTGTCATTAAAAATCAGCCCTTTTCTTATGGATTTTTTCCTTTTTTGTCCGTAGTAACATTAAATTTTTAACTGAAAAACCAATTAGAAATATGAG